ACAACCATAACAGAATGGTTCACAACTCGCGGCATCGTAAAAGACGTTCGCAACAGCGTTAGAATTTCAGAGCGATACCGCGTATATAGCGATGTGGTCAATCTTACGTTCAATTACACGCCTAACACCAAACTAATGGTTGATCAGCAAAACTTATTTAGCTTAACTTGGCGCGGTTACGATTGGCGGATTATTGATTGCTTTGAGTCCGATGACCGTATGAGCATTACTTTTGTTTGCTACAGAAACGATCCGGTGGTGCCAGTATGAGCCAGAACAATCCTGCGGTATATGCACAAGCCATTCAATATCAATTGGCTAGTATTGTTTCGCCCGTTCCGGTGTACGCAAACTTCAACCGCAATTACGCTACGCAACCTAAATTTTTAACTTGGAATTTGCGTAACGTGCATCAAGAAGTTTATACAGGCACGAACCAAAACAACAAAGGCATTGACAGACCAATATTCCAAATATCGGTCTTTACTCAATCTTTTGCTGATGCTATGACAATTAGCAATTCAATATTACAATCGCTACATGGATATAGTGGTCAATTCGGCGGGGCAACAGGTTTCTACATTGCCAAGGCTGACGTTGATTGGCTTTACAATACATACGATAATGAAATAGGGCTGCAACAAGTCATTATGGATTGCACCTTAGATATTCCGACATGACATAATTCTCAAATTTAATTAAGGAATTATTATGGCACTCCCAAACAAAATTTTACCCGGCTTTAGCGCAGCATTGTACGCACAGCCTGACGTTGCACCAACGCCACTAACAACAGCGCAATTGTCTTTGGTTGCTAGTGTCGCGCCTATCGCTGTATCAGCAAACTTAGTGAATGTCGAAGCCGTGCCCGCGTTCGGTCAAGACGATGCGGTTGCTAACTTTAGCGTTGCAGGATCGCGTCAATCAGACAAAATCCCAACACAATCAGCGCCAACAAGCCTTACGATTACTGCGCCATGGAATCCCGCGGACGCTGAATTGTTGCTTTTGCGCGGCGATGCTTACAGCGGTGTAGTTGACCGCACGTTTGTTATCAGCGCAACAGACGGTGCTAATGTTGTTTATTACGCATTTAACGGTCGCGTCTCGCAATTCCAAATCGATGCACAGCCCGGCGCAGAAGCCAAGTGCGTGTTTACGATTCACCCGCGGGGCAACCAATACGGTTGGAGCAATTCGGCATGAAGCTAACTGAAGCAATCGAAACTTTGGCAACCACGCACCTAGCATTGGACATTGTTGCTAGGGGTTTGATTGTTGACCCTGCGGAAGTCTACGCAGAGTTACAGAAAGCCGAAGCCGGAAGTATGGAGGAATTGTGTTTGCAGCAGCTAGCTAAATACAATCCCTATACTCCACCGAAAAAGAAAGAAACAAAAGCAGAATAAGATATGTCAACGACAATACAAAACAATCACGAATTACTTGCTTATTTGCTAACCCAAGCCAATTCCGGAACAAAGAATTGGTTTGGCTTTGCACAGCAACGCATTACGGGTATTAACCTTGCTCATTCAATTGCTGCTAACCACGCAGACAAAATGACCCCAGATGAAATAACCGATTACGTCATTTCGCTAAACAACAGCATCTATCACAAGCTAATCAAAGGTGATGGAAATGGCAATCAAAGTTAATGTTGAGTTTGAGGGTTTTCAAGAGTTCGAAGATTTAGCCAAAAAGATAGCGGATGATTTTGGGTACAAAGACGCTCAAAACATTATGGTATCGGCGGCTAGAATTGCTATGCGTAGCGCGTTTGCAAGCGCACAAGCGGCAGCACCGTTAGACACCGGGGCATTAAGAAGCTCTCTACAAATTGAAGCTAGAAAGCCGCGAAGCAAAGACTTGCGTTCTAAATACGTTAATAAAAACGATGTTGCTATTGCTTTGATTACTACAGCACCGGGCAAAAAATTAGCAGCGGGTGTAAAAGTATACGATGTTGAGGCTTCATATAAAAAGAAAAAAGACGTTTATAAAAAAATTGTAGTTAAAAGCGATGCGCGAGCAACCGTTATGGAGTTTGGCTCTGCAAACACTCCCGCACAACCTTATTTAAGACCCGCACTAGAAAGTAATAGTAAAACAGTCACCAATGACTTAGGCAAAAGCCTTGCACTAGCATTGGAAAAATATAAGGCAAGACAAGCTAAAAAGGTTAAATTATGAACGGATTTTCACAAGCATTAGGCAGCAGCTTTAACAAAGACACATTACGCATTAGGTCGTTTGTTTACAACGGGCATACCTTTAAAGTCAAAGTGCCGTTAGCCGTTGAAGCGGACGCTATGACAGAGCAAACTAAAAATTTAGATAAAGCAAAGTTAAACGAATACTACGAACGATTAACGCAAGAATTTATAAACAATAAAGATTCACTTGCAGAAAACGAAGAAATTGTATTTGCTGATGACGATGTGATTGTCAAAGGTCGCTCAATGCGCGAGGCGGCAAAAAACAAGCTGCTTACCGAAACAACTATTTTAAGTATGTTCAAGCTTTTAGTTCCTGAAGAACAAGGCTTTGATATGTCCACCATCACTTACGACATGGTTGAAGAATTATTCCCTTTCAGCATCCAGATGGAGCTTTTGAGGTTTATTAACGATACAATCTCACCAAGTTACAAGGAAACGAAGGGAAACTAGTTCGGTCAGTCCGTAGGCAAGTTAAAGCATATTTGACCGCACACGGGGCTGACCTATCAGAAATTGACGAACAGACCTTTGCCGATATTTGCATTATGTATAACGATGGAGTAATCGGCAACCTTGGAATAATAGAGGTATTAGGTACATTGACCGCAGGGCAGTTCAATAAAGTTTTACCCAAGGGTAGCGCACCGTATAAATTGAAATCTATTATTCCTCAAGCATACGATTACTTGTACCCGCCACAGACAGAACAAGACATGAAACAGCAAGCAAGCCAAAACTTATTGGCATTTGCTTTGATGAGTCCTAATGCGCCAAGCGTTCTGTTAAGAGGAAAATAAAATGGCGAATATTGCGAGACTTGGCGTTGTTTTAGGTTTAGATAGCGCAGAGTTTACAAAGGGTATAGAAAAAGCAAAGCGCAGCGTTAATGACTTTGCTAAAAACGCTATGCCAATGCTTAAGAATGCCGCAACAGTAGGCACGGCGGCATTTGTAGGTATGACTTACAAAGCTTTGCAGTTATCCGATCAAATCAGCGACTTGGCAGCAGCGGCGGATTTAAGCGTTGCAAGTGTTCTTAAAATATCAGACGCGTTCCAACAGTCCGGCGGCAAATACGATGACGCAGGAAAAGCAATACAAAAGTTTTCCGAAAACGTAGATAGTGCCGCCAAAGGCTCATTTGAGTTACAAAAAACATTTAAATCGGTTGGCATCACGCTTGAAGATTTAGCTACATTAAGCGTAGAACAATTGTTTTACAAATCGGTTGATGGCGCATCCAAACTAGCAGATTCCGCAACGCGTGCGGGAGTCCGAATGGATTTGTTTGGCAAAGCAATGCGTAGCATAGACCTTGCTGAATTTAACAATCAATTAAAAGAAGGCACAAGCGAATTTGACGATTACGCGCAAGGGATAAAAGAAGCAGCAGAGCTTGCAGACAAAATAGAAAAAAACGCCCGCACTTTGGTTTTGATTTTTGTTAAAGAGCTTGGACCAACGCTAAACAGAGTATTTGACATCATCAACCAAAAAGGGGGAATGGCTGAAAAAGTATTCGCAGGAATGAAGAATGTCATTCTTGACGTTTGGTACGGCGCAGGCGCACTAGCAATTCAATTGCAAAAAGTAGAGTTGTTTTTCAATAACGCTTTTAGTCGCAGCCCAAAAGAATACTTTGAACAAATTGATAATTTAAATAAAGAATTGGAAGCTTTGCGTCAAAGCGTATACGGCACGGGCATTCCAACTTTGCCAAAGATTACCGTAACAGGTGGCGATGACGGAACGGGCGGCAGGGGCGTAAAAACAGGCAAAGACCCCGCAGCAGAGCAAGAGAAAAAAATTCAAGCCATGATTCGTATGGCTAACCTAAATGCCGATGAATTTCATCGCGAACAAACACACGCAAACGAAATGTTATCAAGTAGAGAACACATGAATTCTCTTACTGAAAACGGGCGCAAAATTCAAGAAGCGGTTAATGAAGTTCTGGACGCGACAAGCAGAAAGATTAAAGAATTGTCGGACAAGCGCGAAGAAGCCGTAAGCAAAGAATCAGACCCAAGAATCATTGAGGCTTACGATGAGCAAATAGCCAAGATTCAAGTAATGGGAAGTGAATTTGCAACCTTGGCAGGCGAACAAGCTACTGCGTCTATTGAGGCGCAAAAGACATTTAGCTACGGTTGGAATCAAGCGTTTTCTCAATACGCAGAGGATGCAGAAAACTACGCAACAATGGCAAGGGACATGTTCAGCGCGGTCACGGGCGCAATGTCATCAGCAATTGATAAGTTTGTAGATAGCGGCAAGTTTTCATTTAAAGACTTTGCGGGCAGCATAATTCGCGACTTAATTAAAATCGAATTAAAAATGCAAGCCATGAGATTGTTTCGCATGGGTGTAGGCGCAATCATGAGCGGCTTTTCCGGCGGCGCTACTACAATTGGCGCAGGATCATTAGAGGGCGGCGAAGGCGCGTTAAGTTTTCCGGTTGATATGGGAAGGGCAAACGGCGGTACTGTTACTGGAAATTCACCTTACTTGGTTGGTGAACGTGGTGCTGAGTTATTTATACCCGGTCGCTCTGGTACGGTTATTCCAAACAACAATTTGTCTGGCATGATGGGCGGCACTACATACGTCACAAATAATTACATTGACGCTATTGACACTAAATCATTTGAGGATAGAGTTTTATCTAGTTCTAACGCTGTATGGGCGGCTAACCAATACGCTAACAAGTCATTGCAAGTAGGCAGGGGCAGAGCATGAGTTTCCAAACAATCTTAAATATCCAACAAAGTATGACCGTTGATAACCGCAGGGTTATAG